TGCACCAACACCACGGACGGCAACTTTGTCGCCTTCCATTTTCTTAACGTTCTGGTTCAAGGTTTTACCCTGTGATTGGCTTACGCCTGCAACCATGCCACCTTTAGCAAAGCCCTTTTTAGCAATGCCTTCGCCTTTTTTTGCGAGTCCGCCGTCTTTATATTTCATATCGCCACCTTCTCTGAATTTTTTGCCTTTACTGGCCTTACTGAAATCCATCGCCACAGACTGTGGGATGCCGACTTTTTTAGCAAATGCAGGATTGTGTGCCGCTGCATCCATCAACTGCTTTTGTTTTTTACTGACTGCGGGCATTTGTTACTCCCATTAAACGGTCTAACTTTTCGTCCAACCTATCTAGTCTATCCAAAACACGGTTGATATCTGCATGAACTTCGGCTTTGGTCACATATTCTTTGGCAATTTCTTCACGGGTGCGATTGAGCAGGATCTGAAGACGATTAATCTCAGATGCCTTGTCGCGCAATACCCAACCCACGAATCCTATGCCTGCCGTTAGGATCATGTTCCAAACAACGCTTTCCATTTAGCACTTCCACTTCCGTAAGCTCTTGTTAATCCGGCTATCTGGATCCTTGGCTGTCTTCTCGCTTGTATTCTTCTTTCGCATGCCTTCCATACGGGCACAGAATGAATCTTTACGAGGACCTCCCTCTGGCTGCGGGGCCTTTAATCCGGGTTTACCCGGATTAGCCTTGTTGTAAGAAGCACGGCCCTTGGCGTTTAATCCGCCACTGGGACTTTTGCCCTCTTTCCGCTGCCAAGCAGGAGACTTAGCCATTTCAATACATCTTGCAGGGCTTGTTACGGGCCAAGCCTACGCCACGCGGTGTAGTGGAACCAGAAGGAGCCACTGTTTTGCGAGGGGTTTGCTTAGCGCCACCTTTAGCCATGTCTTGCTTCTGAGCACCGGGCTGAACTTCGCCTTGGTACTGATCATCTGCCATTTTTGCTGCTCGTCCCATTTTGGACTCCTTATCCGTAGAAGAATGTGACCGAAGAAGGGCCACTGATTGTTAAATAGGGATCATCTAAAAAGACAATTCCGTCTCCGGGAATTAAAACAGAGGTAGAGCCGTTTCCTGCCGTGCTGGCCGGAGCAGCAATACGGAGTCGTTCTACACCGCCCGAGCCACCATCTGTAAAAGAGATGTAGCCCGCGGTCCCCGCAACAAAATAAACCGCTTTGATACGCGCGCGAGGCTGACCAATGCCGGTGGCAGCAGTAGTAGCCATCGTCTTCGCTTTTACGTCATATTGAAAACCCATATTAGGCTCCTTCTTGAGGCTGCTCCAACTCAGGGGCATCCAGACGGTTAATTAACATCTTGTACGCTTGAATCGTGCCTTGAGCTTGAACTAGAAAGTTTTGAGCCTTCTGTGCTTCAGTTTCAAGGTCACGAATCTCAGACTCCAAGAATTCCTTGGTGATCTGCATTATGCAAACGTAGCGTAAGCAGGGACGTAATACACAGTGCCACCGATCATCACTTTGATTGCTTTAGCCACTGTAGTCACACTGGTTGCTGTAGGAGCAATCGTAGCCGCGGGAGCGGTTTCAATGTTCATCAACAAAGGAATTTCACCGGTGTTTGTGCCGCTGTCAGACACGCGAATAAACGAGGCTGTTGCAGGCAAAGTTGCATTAACTGTGTAGGCAGTGTCCAGTTGGATAACAGACAAAGTACCACCGGGAGTAGCATCACTGCCTCCCAAAGTAGCACGAATTGCATTAGCCGCACCAGAAATAGTGGCTGATGCGCCGTCAACACTCAAAGAAATGTGTGCGCCGTTGATTGTGCCGCCTGTTGCAGCCCCAGTGCCAGTTACAACAGAGAAAGCGCGGAAAGTTTCGCCTGAACCTGTAGAGGTAAAGGTCAGTTTGTTGTAGCTAAGACGTGTATCGCCAGTGGTGGCAGAAGTCGTAGCGTAAGACTCGGAGATGTTGTCCGCAGTTGTTACAACAATAGGGGAAGTTGCAGTGCCGCCGATAAAACCGTTCAACGATTTGACTGGGCCGGAGAATGTGGTCAATGCCATGATAGGTCCTTACATACAAGTGGAGTGCATTAGTCTGTATGTCGTCAGCCGGGACTGTCTAATGCACCGGATAACCCCGGAGTGATTGCAATATACAACAAAAGAAAAGGGGGCACAAGGCCCCCTTCACATATTTCCGAAGAAATATTAAGCGCCGGGTGAACCGTAAGCGCCACGTGGGTCAGACCAGCCGAAGCTGTAACGCTCACGAGCCTTGTAACGAACGTTACCTGTGTCAAAATCGCCTTCAAAGGCTGTCTTGATAGGTGAGCGCTCGAACATTTTCAAGCCGTTAGGTGCATCAGTGATGATGAACCAAGCGTTGACGTCTGTCAAATAGTGGTTGACAGAGTAGCCTTCTGGGAGCATGCCCATAGACTTGATAGCGTTGATGTCGTTATCAGCAGTGCCAGTACGCAAAGTGCTCTTCATCAGGCGCTCTGCAGTGAACTGCAGTTCCTTAGGAACAATCATCTTGCGGCCAGTCAAAGCGACCTTTAAGCCACGCTCGTCGATAAACGCTGCGATGTCAATCAAGGCTTGCTCCAACGATGTCTCGTTCAAGTCTGCAGCCACTGCGGGAGTGTTTGCATAGTTGGAAGACAAAGCAGTTGGGTGAGCTGTAGAGAACAATGCAACGCCGTCGCCGCCGGCATAGGTGCCGCCAGTGAAACCGTTGTTCAACACAGAAGCAGCTTTTACTTGCTTTGTGAAGCTCATTGAACGAGCCATAGCCTTGGTGTAACGACCTGACAAGCGGTCATACAAGTTATCTTCCACAGCTTCCTCTGTCAACGCGAAAGCCATAGCAACGGTTTCGTGTGTGTAGCGGGCTGTGAAGGATTCCAGTGCTGTGTCGTACTGAACGCCGGCACCCTCAGTTTTCACTGGAGCAGAACCGAAGCCAGTCAACATGACCTCTTCTTCAAATGCACGGTCAGAAGTCTCGATAGAGAAGATCTGCTCGTGCTCGTTTTCGTAACGCTTGTACTCTAAGCCGAACAGTGCGTTCAGGCCGGGCTCAAGTTCTTTTACTAGTTGGGAACGTGTAATAGCCATGATTATGCTCCGTCAGCAGCAACGCCTGTACTACCGTACTGGTGTTGATTAAGTTTAACAACAACCACAGCGTATTGACCCAATTCATTGTCAGGTTGATCGCTCAAACCAACAATTTTCATAGTCAATGCAGCAGTCTTCGCGGGTGTTCCCAATGTACCGTTAGAAATACCAGTCACAGTGCTACCAGTTGTGGAAGCAGTAGGATCAGCATTCTTACCGATCTCGGCTTGAGTAATAGTGCCCGCAGCTTGGATCAAGAACAATTGGTTGGGGTCATCCAACACTTCGCAAGCAATGATGCCTGAAGTGATATCGACGCTACCGGGGTAGAAGTTTTTCCATGTGGGCTTGCCCGCACGGGTTGGGTCATAGTACTGGCAACCGTTGAACACGCCTGTGGGGGCGGTGTGCGTGGATGCGTCATACTTAATAATAAAGCCGTCGTATACGACAACTAGATCGCCTTGGAAAATTGCTCCGGCTTGGTTATCCGCAATTTGATAGCCATACTGCTTCTGGGCTCCAGTAGCAGATAGGTTACCAATGGGACGCAGGCCAAAAGGCTTATTTACGTTTGCCATTTGTAGCTCCTACAAAAATTTAAAGTATCAACGTTTTATTGTTGACGGAATGTTGTGCGCGAGCTCCTCTCGGGGCTCTGAATCCGCATTGTAGAGTGTGCGTTCTCTCGCATCATCTCGTTGTCAACAGCGTGTAACTGTTCCTGAGCCTTACGGCGGTAATACTCGTTGCGCTCTGCAATCGTCTCATCGGGAACTCTTGCAAGCAAAAGCCCACCTACAGAAACAACTCCAGCATGCTTACCGTCATCAACGGTAGGCATCATGCCTTGATATTCTTCTGGCAACTCTTCAAGACGGACTAGTTCATAGCCCTCACGAAGACGTCCGTAGACGTTTTGTTTATCCAGATGGCCATTCACTTCGGCACGGATCCAACGATGCTTAAACCCTTCGGGGGCAGGAGGCGCGTCAAGACGTGAGGGAGGGGTCCAAGGACGGCGACGCTTTTCCGTATCGCGGGTTGCGCGGGGGGCTTTGTCGATAGTAACTTTAGTCATTGTTTCACTCCTTAACATACTTGGCATACTCTTCAAGAGGAACGCCCAGTTTTTTTGCTATAGCAACCTGACTCGGCGAAAGCCGGACAGTACGGCGCGCACTATTTATTCCCGAACTACGGGCGGCAGGGGCAACAGCAGGCGCGGAACGCTGTTGTCTGGATTGGTCTTTAAACTTGTCTGGAAAAGTATTCCTAA